TTAGTCCAGTTAGTTTTAAATGTTTGCCCTGCGGTAAGGGCGTTTACGATTGCATCGCTGCTTGAGAATCCTGGCATTGGTTATTCCTTTCTATGAATCCCAAATTACTTTAATATCACCAACTAATGCGGTGGCTGCTAATGTTCCTCTTGGTAGAGCTAAAAAGCCTAAAAATGCGTCATCATATATGCGTGGTATATCTCCACCAATCAATAGAGCGTCTTTTTCGTAGGGGGCTGTTGTCTCGTTGATAGCTGTCCATAGTAAAGGCTTGACCAATACTAGAGCGAACAGTCCTACGTCAGCACCAATCATGGTTACTGACTCAATACTTCGCACTCCCGAATCACCCGCTTGTAACGGCAAAAACGGATGTCCAAAAGAGTCGTTCTGTGAAGCATGAGAGCTTACTATCGTACCAATACCTGTTGATGTGTTCATTCTTACTTGAGGCGTTACCCGACCACCTACTCCATCAGAGTTGGTGTAGGTTACTGTGAAATATTGAAGTCCTGCACCAGCGTTAGTTAAAACTGCCATGATCTGCACTCCTACACCGTCTGTATATCTTGTTAATGCGGTGCTGTTAGTCATATCTTGTTGGTCTGTTACGGACATATCCACAAATGGATACACCAATAAATAATCACAAAGTATCATTGGCATAGGTAGAGCTGTGGCTGTGGAAGTCATAGCTGTTATGGAGCGTAAATACTTGGTGCTTGGGCTTACGTTAGCTCCGTGTTGTAATCCGCCATCCGTAGAACGTGCAAGGATTGTAGAGGTTAAAATGCCACCAATGTAATACTGAGCAGGTGGATTGCCAGGACTCATTGACAAGTCGAACCACTGACCAGAACTTGTAGCCTGAGAAGGAGATTTACGCCATACATACTGACGCACTCGACCTTCGAGTTCAGCGTCAATGAGTTGTTTGGTGTTAGCGATCACTACTTAAGCCCACCCTTGCCTTGCATGGTGGCGGTGATCTCTACAAAGATCGGCTCGCCTAGTTCGTCTTTCTTATCAGCCATCTTAGTCCTCCGTAATCGTTAGACCCGAAGCGGCGAAGAGTGGGGTAATGTTTAGAGCCACGGCCAATGAACTGTTGAGTGCGCCAGAGTAAAGTATCTGCCCTGCACCTGAAGCAGTGGTTACGATTGCAACGTGGGTGATGGTGTTACCCGAAGCACCACATTGTGGGAACGTAATCTGACCAGTGTTGGAACTAGAACCACCCGAAGCGGCACTAAAGCCAGTAGCGGCAGTTACGGCGACACGAGCGTAGTTGGTGTAGGTGGCTTCGTTGGTCGTAGCCGTACCTGCCTCGCCTGGGTCTGCCGTGTAGAGAGCAATGTAACGACTAGCGTTGCTTCTCCACGACGGGTCTACGGCTCGCAGGTTAGCATCTAATACGTCATTCTCGGTTGTGTTACTTTTGGACATCGGATACTCCTTGTGGTTGTAATGTTACTTTACCACCTTTAATTACTATGGTCTTGCTACGAAGCTCGTCATTGGTAATGGCGAACTCTCGGCATATCTTCTCGTTCAATAGAGCGAGTACTGCCCTATATGGTTCGGGGGCTACGATCTCTTTCTGGACTTCTTCGGGCTGAACTTCGGGCTTTACTTCTTCCATATCGGACTCCTTATGAATAGCTTAATAATGTCATATCGGTTACGTCATTGTCGAAGTTAGCGTTCCCGTCTGCCCATACAATATCTGTCGTGCCTGGTACGGACTCGTCAATCTTCTGTACCTGCCAGAGGGGATCGGACTGACTCGATCCGGGAGCAGCAATCCCGATATAGGTAATTGACCCGACAACGACAATCTTCTTAGCGTAGTACCCAGATGTAACGGTTATTGCACCAGCATCAACGCTTATCTTGCCATCGGCGGTAAGTTGTGGGAACGCCGGGATCCCCGAAGCGTCTACATAGGGAGTTGCGAGACTACCACCGCCACCCGAGCTGATGGGCTTCTCTAGGATGCCCTTGAGGAGCTTATTAGAGGCCGTCAGAAGCTTCTCAACGTTCTTATTGTCTGTCTTATACTCGGGGATTACGATGCCCTTAACGGCCTTTACAACGTCTTTAATCGAGGTCTGTAGGGGAGTTAGGTTAGGGGCATCTACGTTTATAACGGGTGCATCGACATTGACCACCGGGGCTTCGGCGATAAGCTCCTGTTGTTTGACGACTTCGGTAACACCGTCAATGGCTTTCTTTAACGCCTTAAGCTGATCGCTGTAGTCTACAAACTTTTGCTTTGTCTCTTTGGGGAGTTCCTTCGGGATGAGCTTGGCTTCATCGAGGATTGACTGCATAACAGCCGTAATCTCGGACAAATCGGTTTCTTTGCGAGCCTTGATAGTGTTGTCGAGTATCTGGAGGGCTTCGACAACGTACTTCACATCGGGGGTACTTATACTGTTGAGCTGATTGACTACCTCGGTCTTGGTCGTGTGACCTTCGAGGTAGCGGATCAACGCACTAGTAGAGGTGAGAATTGTCTCCTGCACGTTGGCTGAGGATTGTAAGACGGCGTTATGACGCTGGGCAGATAGCTGAGCGTCAGACTTGTTCTTATTGATCTCGGCCAGTCGTGTCGGGTTCATATTAGACCCAAGAAACGGTGATGTCGGAGGCGGCTGCGGTCACGATGGTCAGACCAGTGGCAAACGATACGTCAAAGATGTATGTACCCTCAACGACAGAAGCCTTTAGTGTGCCGATCTTCGTACCTGCGGCTGAGGTGTTGTCGTAGACGGTAATCGTTCCAGCAGCGGTCGTGTTTACAACGATAGAGTGGAGAATACCCGTACCACTCTTGACGACAGTTGTCGTACCCGTAGTGATATTAGTGTAGTTAAATGCGGTCTTCATGGTTGATCCTTATAAGTTAAGTGGTTGGGGCTGTCTGCTGGTATTGTACCTTCGACAGCCCCATAACCGCTAGGCTTGGCGAGTAGCCGTACCTAGAATACGCTGTACCATCCAGCCGTTCACTCCATCACCTACGAGCTGGACATAAGATCCTGCTGGTTGGTTGGTGAAGATCATAGCCTTGTTGTCAGCCGAGGTGAAGCCGTTACCCATGATCTTGTCGAGGGCGGCAGGTGCAATCGTTACAGTGATGCCTTCCTTACCGACTCGGATCGGGTAGCTGTAACCTACGACAGTCGAGGGCAGGGTGATCGTTACGGATGCAGTAACATCCTGAACAACACCATTGTCTGCTTCTGCGAGGGTTGCACCCGTTGATCGGGTGGTGACTTCGTTGTGGCCGAAGCCGTTAAAGTCTACGGTTGCCATGTTTATTTACCTTTCTCGGTATCAAAGTCCTCAGACTTAGCTTCAACTTTTGTTTCTAATGTTTCAGAAGACTGCTTGGACTCTTCGTACTTGCGGTCTTCCTCCTGTTGGCGAAGTCGCTTGTGATAGTTGTATTCAGCATCACGCTTTACTTCTTCTAACCAGGGTAGTTTGTCTGCCATTGCTGGTGACTCCTTAAAATTATGTTACTAGGCGGTCTTGTGGATACCGATGCAGTTGACACGGTTGGTGTCAACGAAAGCATCGTAGCGGTGGCGGTACTCAAGCAGGTCGCCAGAGATACCAGCCGGGTTGTTGTGAAGCGTGTAGTCTACAAGCTTCTCAGGAGCTACACATACGCTCGGGTGGCTGAGGATAAGGTCAGTGTTCGATGGCATACGGTTTGAAGGTACAACCACGATCTTTACACCATCAACAGTACCGAGGTCGCCAGACTTCAAGTTACCGTAAGCAGAGTCGCTCGCAAGAACGAAACCAGACTGCTTGAGGAAGTTGTAGTAAGCGGCGGTCATAGCGGCTACACGGCCTTCCTCGGGAGATTCACTGTCGGTGACGGCAGCGTTGATCGCTAGGAAGTTAACGTAGGCGTTAGCGGCGGTGGTAGCAGCGTCAGCGACGATGTTATCACGACCAGCAGTAGCACCAGCAGTACCAAGAGTGGCAAAGATGTAGGTGTCAATTTCTGGCACGAGTACATTCTTCGTGGCCTGAGCAAGGTACTTGCCGGGCTTGCGAACCATCTGAGTGTCAGCGTAGTTCTTCTTGTCGATGGTCTTAGTCCAGGAACGGTCACGGGTAAGCGTGAATGTCTGGATGGTGTCCTCGACTTCGGTCGGGTTGCCATAACGGTTAGATGAACCAGCAGCGTTGTAGTTACCCATCGTTGGGTCGGTGAGGGTGTAGACGTTAATTGCGTTTACGCCATCCCACGACCAGTCTTGGTTTGTGAAGGCTTCGGACTTGCGGCGAGCCTTGAGCAATTCGGATGTCTTGGTCTCGAACTTTGAGGCTAAGTTAATTGCCATTAGTTAAAGGTCTTTCTGACTACCAGCGATTAGCTTCTTCTTCAAACCCATCTAAATCAGGGTCTTTTTTAGGCTCTTTTGGCGCTCGACTTGGGGTAGCTAGGACTTTTGATTTCTCTCGATCCTTACTCTTTACCTGTTGTCTTGCACCTAAGCCAGCGAGCTTCTCGATGATGTCGGCTTTAGTTTGTAAATAAGCGTACAAGTCGCCTTTTACATTGGTCGGGTTGCCGTAGCGATCAAGGTCTACATACATTGCCTGAAAAGCATCGAGGGCTTGGTTCAGTTCTGACTGTATCTCAGGGCTAGGATCGTTGAGGATAGCAAAATCCTTTAACGCTTTCTCATACCCATTCGTTAGCTTGTTCGTGTTGGCCTCTACCTTTGTGTCATAGGCATCGACTTGTAGTTGTCTGACGGCCAGAGCATATTCATCCTCGGCCTCGGCGATATAGGCATCCTGTTCCTGCTTGATAGCAGCTTGGCGTGCCTGTCGCTCTTGAATTCGCTTCTCAGCCATCTCTCGATTACGCTGTTTAATTGCGTCTTCATCAGACAGTTCTTCCTTTGGCTCAGGTTCGGCTTCGGTGTCGGCATCTGCTTCGACCTCGGCTTCTTCTTCTACCTCTGGCTCGCCCTCCGTGTCGGCTTCTTCATCAGGTTCGGCTTCTGCCTCATCATCTGAGTCATCCTCCGCATCATCGAATGATACTTCCATGTCTTCTAGATCGACATCGGTATCTTCGTTTGCTTCTACTTCGGCGGTTACTACTTCATCAGTAGTCTCGGTGGTTGATTCGTTATCAGCCATCATTGTCTCCTTTATTATTGTCTACCCGTAAAGTGGGCGATCCTCTATCCGTAAGTGGATGAGACTTGAGCTAAGGGAAGCTCTGACTAAGATTGGCTCAGTCAGTACCCACCTTATTCACAAGGAAGTGGCGGTGCGAGGGATGGTCAGCACCTTCGCAGGATATGACGATACCTCGCTTCACAAAGTTATGTTTCTGCTTCGGTAAGTTATCAAGGTCAATGGCGAACTCTGAGGTGGACTCCATAAGGTCAACGATCTCGTCTTTGGTCATACCCTCCTGAGATGCTTTAACCTCAGCCTGGCGTTCTTCGGGGGTCATTTCACCTCCCGGAGGATGTTCGTTAGACGGGTCTGCACATCGGTTAGTTTCTCGATGGTCTTCTTACGAGCCATCATCTCTGACCTAAAGTGTTCATCGGTAATCATTGACTCGATATTGAGGTAGTCTATGTTGCGGAGCTTCTCGATCTCCTTTTGTATCTCGGCAGTCACCAGTTCGGATACGGGGGAGAGCTTGATACGCTTCTCGATCTTCTCCTCTTTGAGTTCCTTCTTCTTGGCCTTGAGTTCACGGTCTTTGACCGAGGCAAAAGAAGCACTCGTTACACCTGTGTAGAGTACAGCATCGTTTCTCATTGCCTTGCTCCTAGTTGCGCCATGATATGCTCAGGGGGTGTGCCATCGGCTTCGGCGGACAGAGCTTCGAGGGCAGTGTTCTCATCGACTCCGTACTGCTCCATGACGGCTTGGATGTTGGCTTGCATCTCGGGTGTTACCTCGGGTTGAGCTTGAGATTGGAGTTTATTATTGTGCGACTCTGCCTTCATTTGCATATCTTGGGTCTTAGACTGCATCTCAAGCTGGTGCTTTTCATCGTTCTGGGCTAGTTTCTGCTCAGTTAGGGGATCGGGTTGAGTAGGTTGGCCTGTGGTTGGGTCAACGGGAGCTTCCATACCTTCCATTGCTTGTTCGTCTTCGGGAGATATGTCGGTGATGATCTTATCGTTGTCGGATGTAAGCTGAATAATCTCGGCCATGAGTTCGCCCTTGTTGAACTTCTTACCTGCGGTCTGGAGGTCTTGGGCAAGGGCTGGATCGGCGGCGGTGAGTTCAGCTACCTTCATAAGTCCTTCGAGCTTCACCTGGTCATCCTTAGCCTTGTCACGCTCTGGGTCTACCTCGAAGTCGAACTCTGCCCGGGCTGTGTCCCAGACAATCTCTACCTGATTGCTCATCTCGCCGTTCTCATCTTGTGGGAACTGGAGGCCAGCCTTAACGAGAATGTCCCTCTCGTCATCGGTTAGTTTCATCAGGTCTGTGCCTTCCATATTGGCAAACTGTGTATTGATCATGCTCTTGGCAACCGCTTCGTATGTGACGTATAGGTTGTCTTTGAAGTCTTCATCGTCAATGGATAGGGCGGCCGCTTGGAACTTCACACCTGCTGGGGTCTTGGAGTACTGAGGATCCCCTGCACCTGAAGCAATGGAGGTGTCGCCTGTTGGTATCAGTTGATTAAGCGAGGTCTTGTACATCGCCATACGCTCGGGCAGTTGGTTGTATATACCGTTAGCAAGCTCCTGTCGTATAACCTTTGCACCACCCGTAAACCAGATAGCGTCTTGGGCGTACACGATTGACTCAAGATCGACCTGATCCTCTTGTCCCTCAATCGCAATCGGGGGTCGGAGGCCGAGTTGGGTAGCCAACACATCAGCCTGTCGCATATAGTCGAGCACGTTCTGTGTCCCACCTGCCAGCTTGACGATACCGATGCCGTATGGGTTGATGAAGTCTTGGTAACAGTAGAGGTAGTGAACGGGAATATCGCCCGTTGGGTCGGGGTTAGTCCACTCTCGCACCGTCTTATTAGTGGCCGGGTGGTACATATAGAACGGGGCATCTACGCCACGCTGGAAGGCAATAACGAACTTGAACCCATCTTGGGTAATGTTATTCTCATTCTCTTGGCGAGGCATATCCTTTGAGGATCGCTTCTCGGTTAGTTTGGCTTCAAGGATTCGCTCTAGCTCTTTGATGTTCCACTTATCATCGTTGTCTGAGTCTTTATCGCCCTTAGCTTCTTTGGCTTGTTCGATCATGTTCTCTAGCTGGAGTTGTGAGTAGTAGACATCCCAGAAGACTACGTCTGAGTCATAGTCGGACACCTTGCCCGGCTCAAGTGTAACGTCTTGGGGCTGAGCTACGATGAAGTCAGCGCCACGATAGTTACCACGCTCCACGAATAAGGTAATGATCGGCACTGATCCGTAGATGGCTGCCTTGCGTACTGCATCCTTCCACTTACGAGTGAATGGGGCTTGGGAGTTAGCATTGGGGATGATCTCGTTCTGCCATTGGAGGTTGGCTAGTTCCGAAAGCCAGGCTTCGTCACGATTGGTTGCCTTGACCGTACCAGACAGCCGTGAGCTTACGATCCGCTTGGGTAGCTTGAATAAGGCGGCGGCAAGCGAGCCATCGTTGACCTCGGGTAGGTTGGTATCGAGGCCAGGCATGAGGCCATTGTCAGCAAGACGTTCATATGATGGGTAGTCCTCCCTCCAGATATGTCCCTCTGTTTTGGCTTCGGTGTAAAGGTTCTTTAAGTCAGACTTATCTATAAATGCCACCGATTTATCCTTGTAGTTATGATTACTTTAACACCCACAAAGTGTTTACGCTAGAACGTACCCTTGACCCAAACTTCCATAACGTTGAGTGGGGTATAGAATAGGAAGTCTTTTGACTCATACATTTGCTGCATATCGGGGTCTGGCTGTAGCTCCTCAAACTGCTCTTTGGTCATTATGAGCTGGTCGGGAAGTTCCATCATAAGAACACCCTGCGTATCCTTGACGGCGTTTAGTATCTCTTGCTTGAGTTCATCACCAGTCTTAGTGATACCTGATATGTCGATTGGTTTAGGCATAATTACTCCTTACTAAACGTGAAAGCGCATCCTCTCGGGGCGGCGCTGGGGTTTATGTTCTTTGCGAGGTCTGAGGCTTTCAAAGCCGTAGCGTATAGCATCCATCGGGTTAGACCATTCGTGGATAGCGTCGTCTGGGACATTCAAGGCTCGGTTCTCTTTATCAACTGCCCACTTGTAACCGAGATACCCGGCCTTCGTCTTTTGGCTGCGGTTGGTTAGGCTAATCTTTTGCTCTTGAACATACTGAATACCCTGACTCACGCTATCCTTGCCCTTCACCACGCCCTGAATGTTTATACCGTAGTTGTAGATCTCATCTATGCTCTTAGGCTCGGCGCTGTCCGCTATAACGAGGGCTTTCTCTCGGTTGTTTAAGATGTCGGCTATGCTTTTGTTGCTCAGTCCTTTTTGGTAGGCCACCTCATCTAGAATATACCCACCGTTGTAGTAGTAGATAGCAATGATTACTGTCGGGTCGATTGAGTATCCAAAGTCCAGCCCGTAGCGTACCAGCTTGGCTTCGTGGGGGATTGTGTCTATGAAGTTCCAGTCCTTATAGATCCTGCCCTCTTGTGTGTTTGGCTCGCCTAGCCACTTGTGTTTATAGAGTGCCGGGCGGTTCTTCTTGTCGTCTTCCATCTCGACTCGTAGCACTTCAGGGAACCAGCCATGCTTCATAGCGACATCATAGTTGATGTTTAAGATCAGGGTATTAGGGCGACCCTCAATAACCAGTCGCTTGTGTACCGGGTCTTCATCTTCAAGGCGGTTGTAAGTATAAACTATCTGCGATCCTGGCTTTCTAACAGTCGGGGTAAGTACCTCTAGGCTTTTCTGTGATACGGTCTGGGCTTCCTCGACCCATGCTATATCGATACCTTCAATAGACTTAACTGATTGCTCGTTATGGTGCAGTCCCTTAAAGATAAAATCTGACTCGGTGAGAGTGTTTGTGATAGCGTTGTCAGTTACCTTGAAGTCGGTCAGTTCATATTGGTTGATTAGGTCGGATAATAGCTGGTGAGATGATTCAGCGATAGAGTTCTGGAACTCACGGAAGCAAGCGATACGGGTCTTGGCTTGTCGTGCTCTAATGAGTAGGAATCTCGCAACAGTATGGCTCTTGAGCGATCCACGACCGCCATAGATAGCCGCCTCACGCCACCCTTCGTCAAAGAGTGCCTTGTACTCTATCGGTATCTCGATTACTTGCTCACTCATTGCCATCTACAAACTTAACGAGTACTTGGTTTATATCTTTACCGTTAGTTGTGATGTCTGTCTTGTCTGACTTTAATTTTCCTGACTGTTTTAAGAGTAGTTGCAGGTGTTGAAAGCTACCCTTAGCGGCGTACTTCTTGGTAATAAGCCCGGCCTCTGGTAGCCATGCGAGAAACACATCCTCAACGTAGTCAGCTATCTTGCCAGCTGCGTCTGGGGCTGTCTGCCACTTATAGAGAGTCTTGCGGTCAACAGATATTTTCTTGGCAAACTCATCCATCGATACCCTATTACCGTTCTCGTCTGTCTTCATTGCGGCGAGATAGCGATAGAACAATTCTCGCTTGTGAGCGAGGTGTGACTGGCTTTCGGGTGTTTCTGTACCGCTTTGTACCACTTCCATATACCTAGTATGCAACAGCTCTTACGGTTTATCAATAGGTGTTAGGTAGTCGCCCTTTAGTACATTGAGTAGTCTGTGAAAATACTCTGATATGCGTTGCTCTTGATCTTCGGTAAGTTCAAGCACTTTTACACCCAGCGTATCTTCTGTAATAGTGCGTATTTGAACTCTTACCCACTCATCCTCTGAAACCATTGGCTCGTGGCTATCGGCTAGTGTTTCGTCTATGTTGATAGCGTAGTATGGGTTGATCAATATGTCCTGCATCGTATCTATGTCCATATTGATATCGTATTCTTCCATGTCAAGTTTTACCTTTCTTACTCAAATTACGTTATGGTCGTTATATAAACCCGTATTTTTTGATACCTTAGTTCCCTATTTTGGACTGTTTTGATGGTATAGCTACCTATTTACCTGACTCTCATTCCCGGTGATCTCATTGAGGCCATAGACCTTCATGCTACCGATCTTCTGTTTGGTTACTGAGGTCATCTCAAACTCTGGTGCGACTCCACAATGACAGGGCATACCGATAGTCTTCCACCAGTTCTCGGTTCTACCCTCCCACGGATGGCTATGTGAGGCTATGCTCTGCTTGGTTTCCATTAAATAGGTTATCTTCATCGCTCAAATAGGTTAAATGGCTCTACTTCTTCTTTCACCTCACCCATGTATCTCAGGGCGGCTCGTACCTCTTGCTCCTGGTAGGCTCGCTTGGCTTCGACATCTTCGGTTGCCCTATACTTGCCATCCTCTTGGAGCTTCTGTCTGTTGCGGCGGATAGTCTCAGGGCTCGATACCTTCATAAAGGCTTGCTGTTGCTCTTGGGTCAACCTCAGTCCCTCATCCTCCCATATCTTGAGCATGAGCAGTCTATCGCTGCTCCGGGCGCTGATACTATCTTGTAATACCTTCTCGACCTTATCTTGAATATGCTTTGATACCTGCACAAATACCTCCTAAAATAATGGTTGTTTTATTTTAGGTTGGTATTGGCTGTTTGTTAGTTACATTATAAGCATAAGTAGAATAACTAGCAAGCTTATTCCGATCCCCGAGGTGTCGCCCTTATTGGCTACCATTGTCTAAAAGGCGATCTTATCAGGTGCCATGACCCCGGCTTATTTACTCTATCTCCTCTATCATTACTGGGTGGTCAAGGTCATATACGTCTAGACCCTTACCACAGCTCACACAGGCGTACACGCTTCGAGTAATTATCCTTGTCGTTGGTTCAGTTACCGCTATGGCCTCATCTTTTAGCCAGATATAGTTATGCGGTGAGCCACAGTCTGTTATGAGTCTCTTCATTTACTCTGCTCCTCTACACTTGTAGGGGTGGGCTTGTTGAATATGCTCTCGGTAAAGTTGCGCTTTGGCTCATTGGGGAGCTGGTCTGTAAAGCCGTAGCCATCATGAAAGCTATTCAGGCATTTTAGAGTATCTTTCATAATCTGCTTACCTTCGCTATTGAGTACAGTTGTCACTAACCTTCTATCGCTCGGTTTACCTCCGCACACTTGGCATACATTAGAGTTGGTCATCACCTTTCCATTACATAGGTGGTGTTTCTGATGGTCGTTACACCAGTCGCTTCTACTCGCAATCATTTGTTCGACTCCATCTTAGTTAGGGCTTGTCGTAGTTTCGCCCTATATTCGTTGCGTATCCTCCAGTAGTAGTCGTTTTGAGGTATCTCTGGCGGTAACTCATCTTTGCCTATCGCCTCCCGTACCGCCTTGAGGGTGTCGGTGCGACCCTGTTCAATTAGCTTTTCTATGTCCCATATGAGGTTGGTGGCAAACGGCTCTTTTACGCCGTTAATTGTCATCAAGTCCTCTAAGTCATAGCCGTTCAGGTTGGTCATTACACTATCTCCTCGTTGTGAATTACTAATCGCTTACTCAGGTTCTCTATGTTGGGCTTGCAGGGGCAGTAGACGTCTCGTACATGGTCATCTTTGGTGCGTTCTGGTAGTACATGAACCTGCCCAGCGGTTTCCTCGATTATCCAACCGCCTTGCTCACTCATTAGCTTCTCCCCTTTCGTGGTTAAAGTCGTCATAGATGATTGTGTAGGGGTTGTACCACTCGGTCTTGTCGAGAGCGTCTTTCAGCTTCTCTGCGAGCTTCTTGAGCCGTGGATGGTCGCCCCACACATAGAGGTCTTGGTCGTTGTCAGATACTCGCCAGCACCGTGAGTGGGCGTTGAATATTCCCTCATCGTCCCTTAGCTCGAAGTCAGCACAAGGGCAAGAGCCATCAAAGTCCTTAGCAAGCTCGAAGCCGTAGTCTGACGCTTCAATTTGCTCCCAGATGGTCATACTCTCCCCTTTCGTATTGGGCGATTAGGTCGTCAATGCTGCTAGTCCCGAAATAGTCTTTGTTGTGCCATATATCTCGCACTCTCCACAGCGCCTCTACTGCTGCTTTACGCTCTCGGTCGCTCACCAGACGGGCGACTGCACGAATGGCTGCGTCTGCGTCAAGAGCCGTAGTGAACATTCCAACGTACTGATTGCGCTCACCGTCAAACCATTTAGCCTCAAAGCCCTCGCTTCGCTTAAAGACGTTCTTAACTCCAGTCTTGTTATCTGGATGCATTTTGCGCTCACGCTGGTTATGAACTTGCTGGTACGGCGTAGCCCAGCGGCAATTGTCGGGTGTGTAATCGCCATCGTTGTCTATGCGGTCAATGGACAGTCCCTCTGGCCGTTCGCCCATATCGGCATAGAAGTTGATAAACCCGTCTTCGCCCAGCCATCTGTCGCAAACCTTGATACCACGGCCACCATAGTTATCGTATGAGGCGGCCTTCTGGTTGTAGCACCGAGTCTTCATATTCTCCCAAGTGCGGTGAGTAGAAGTTCGGCTCATTCCGTGTTTCTTCATCGGTATTTTCTCCCATAATCAACTCCTCGCTTGTAGGCGGCTTCTTCTCGGTCGGCTATGAAGTCAATCAATATGTCGCCTTCAACGTGGTCGTGTGGCATACCCATTACCGCCAACTGCTCTCGTAGCTCTACCTCGGTGGGCTGTACCTCATCTCCGCACTTACACGGTGTACTACCGCAGCGATAGCACTCATCCTGTACCTCTGGGAGCGTGAATACTCCGTCTTTGGGTAGGTTCAGGGGCTTATTGCGCTGACAATGTACTTCTTCGATGGCGTAGTGGCAGTTGCACTCGCACTCGCTACATAACCAGTCCTGAGTGGTTGGCTTTATGTGTATGTGCTTGGGGAG